CTGATGCCTCCAGAGGTGCGCTACCCAAAGAAATCGGATGCGATTGATTATAAAAACTCTTTACCCTCCAAGCTTAACGCTACGGTAGTGGGGGTAGATTCCGATAAGGACGGCACTATCGATCACTGGGAGGTTAAAACTGAAGAGGTTAAAACTGAACCAGAATTTCGCCACCGAGGTCCGAATCCGGAGGAGCTTGATCCCCCCTATCAAAAGGGGCAGAGGGACTATCTTCTCGATCTCGAGGCCGCGGGTCCGCCTCGCGGGGAAACGGAAGATTCTATGGCAGCATTCGATGACCTCGGCTACAGGCAAGGTGGAATGTCCTTCACCGAGCGCGGCCCGATCAGCTACTCAAAGGGCGGTGCCGTCAAAGGCAAGACTTTCAGGGGGTCCTTCTAGAACGTGTCCGATCCAACGACTTTTGCTTACAATCTATTGCGAGCAATAGAGAGTCGCATAGAACTTACCCAGAACGCTATTTTGCAAGGTTCGCCCAAGGACATGGAGTCATACAGGCAGCTTGTCGGAGAGCTTCAGGGGCTAGAATTTACTGAACGGGAGATAAAGGATCTCCTGCAATCCACGGAGGACGAATGACCAAAACCCTATACGTTCCGGACAATGTCCTGGGGGATCTGACAAATGTTGCGGAGAAGGAACGCGGAAGCAAAGACGCTTCCTCTGCCTACATAAATAAGAGTGAGAAAGTACTCGATCCCTCTCTTGTTAGTAAGAAGTTAAAAGACAGGCTTCCGCAGCCTACTGGTTGGCGTCTTCTTGTTATGCCGTATATGGGAAAGGCAACTACTGACGGAGGTGTTCACATCCCCGATGCGGTTCGTGACCGGGAAGCTCTGTCCACAGTGGTTGCTTATGTTTTAAAGGTAGGACCTCTGGCCTACCAAGACTCCTCAAAATTCGGCAAGGAGGGGGCGGAAACCCGCAACTGGTGTCGGGAAGGTGACTGGGTGTGTATAGGCCGGTATGCCGGCGCCCGGTTTAAGATCGAGGGCGGCGAAGTCCGAATTATCAATGATGATGAGGTCATTGCTACGATCCAGGAACCTGACGATATCAAACATGTCTAGAAAGAAGAGAGATACCATGGAGAATCACCATGCCTGAAGAATCCAAGATTGACGTTGGCGACACCGAAGAAGATGCGGTTGACGTAAAAATCGCCCCGGAAGATCCGGAAGACTCGGAAGACAGCGGCTCCGACGACGAGCTTGAGGAGTACAGCGCGGGCGTTAAGGGCCGGATTAGCCAGCTAACCAAGCGCTTTAGAGAGGAAGAGCGCCAGAAACAAACGGCTATTGAGTTCGCGGAGAACGTGCGGAAAGAGAACGAGTTTCTGAAACACCGCATGGCGTCCCTGGACAAGGGCTACATGGAGCAGTTCGACAGCCGTGTCTCGAGTGAGCTTGAGACCGCCAAACGAGTTTTGCGGGAAGCTCATGAAACAGGTGATGTGGACAAGCTTGTTGATGCTCAGGAAGCCTTGGCCTCGTTAGCAGTTCAAAAGACCGTTTCCAGAGCCCCCCAGCCGGTCAGCGCTGCTCCTGCGCCCGCGCCGGCTCCCCAGTTTCAGCCCCAGCCCCAGCCCCAGCCCCAGCCTACTCCGGATCCTAAAGCGGAGGCTTGGGCGTCGAACAATGAGTGGTTTGGCAACGATGAAGTTATGACGTATGGTGCTTTTGGTATTCATCGTCGTTTGGTTGAGGACGAAGGGTTTGACCCATCGTCAAATGAGTACTACGCTGAACTCGACAATAGGCTTAGGCACGAGTTTCCTAATAAATTCGATCCTAGGGCTAAAGCAAACGGGGGAAGGAAAGTTGCGTCAGCTGAATCTTCCGCATCCCGCAACAAAAGTGGACGGAAAACTGTGCGGCTAACCCCCTCTCAGGTAGCCATTGCTAAGAAACTCAATGTGCCGCTTGAAGAATACGCCAAATATGTGAGGGACTAGCCATGGATAATGAGAACACATCTCCTGAAAAGTCTACGAGAACGCCTAGAGCCAATCAAACTCGTGCAGGGCAAGCACGCAGAGAACCTTGGAAGCCCCCGTCCATGTTGGACGCGCCACCCGCTCCAGATGGTTACAAGCATCGATGGATCCGGTCCGAAGTAATGGGTTTTGATGACCGTAAAAACGTAGCAGCTCGCTCCCGTGAGGGTTGGGAACTGGTGCGTGGTGAGGAATACCCTGATTTTGAGATCCCGACCATTGAGGATGGTAAGCACGCTGGTGTCATAGGTGTCGGTGGCCTTTTGCTTGCAAGAGTTCCGATTGAGATCGTTGAGGAGCGTGAAGCGCACTTTCGCAACATGACCCACAATCAAATGGCGGCTGTTGATAACGACCTTGCTCGTGAGCAACATCCAGCAATGCCGATCAATAAACCTGATCGGCAATCTCGTGTAACTTTTGGAGGTCCTCAAAGAGAGGACTAGGAGATAGAAAATGGCCAACAGTAACGGAAGCTTCGGCCTCCGTCCGCTTAATAAGATGGGCGGCGGGGCTAACTCTACCGCTACTTCTAACTATTCTCTGTATGAGATCGCGAACGGTAACACCAGTGCGTTCTATCACGGCGAACCCGTGATTCCGCTGTCCACTGGCTATATTGATGTCCCTGGCGCCGCAGCTGGGGGTACGGTTGGTTTGTTGGGTGTTTTCCAAGGGTGCGAGTATGTTGCGAGCACCACTAAGAAGCCCACATGGAGCAACTACTGGCCTGGTTCGGGGGCAGATAGCAACCATCCGATCAAGGCGTATATCAACGACGATCCGATGCAGTTGTATATCATTGCAACGGATGCTACGTGGACTAGCAAGGCTACGGCTCGTGCCGCAGTGTTTGCTAACGCTAACTTCTCAACCGCTATTACAGGAACAACCGCCACTGGTGTATCGTTAGGTCGCCTTGCGATCAGTACGATTGCTACTACGGCTGCCCTGCAAATGCGGATTTTGGGTTGGGTTGAGGATCCAGAAAATGCGGATTTTGGCGCGGCTGGTATTGGCGCAATTGTTCGGTTGAATAACCACTTCAATAGCAACAACGGTGCTATTGCGGCGGGCACTCCTTCAACCACCGGCGTATAGGAGGATTGAGAAATGGCTATCAGTAGAGCCCAACTGGCAAAAGAGCTGGAACCGGGCCTCAACGCCCTTTTCGGTCTCGAGTATGCTCGGTACGATGACGAGTCTGCGGAGATTTATGACAAGGAATCTTCGGAGCGCGCGTTTGAAGAGGAGGTGATGCTCTCCGGGTTCGGATCAGCGCCTGTCAAGCAGGAAGGTTCGGCGATCACCTTTGACGATGCTCAGGAAGCGTATACCGCACGGTACACGCATGAGACCATCGCGCTTGCTTTCTCCATCACGGAAGAAGCAATCGAGGATAATCTCTATGATCGTCTCGCTTCGCGTTATACGAAGGCTTTGGCCCGCAGCATGTCCAACACCAAACAGGTGAAGGGCGCGGCTACGCTGAACAACGCTTTCGATAGCACGTTTACGGGTGGTGATGGTAAGGAGCTCTGCGCTACGGATCATCCCCTTGTGAACAACGGAACGCTTCGTAATGAGCCCAGCACCGATGCTGACCTGAACGAAACCAGCCTTGAAAACGCTCTTATTGATATTGCGGCTTATGTTGATGAGCGCGGTCTCAAGGTGTCGGTTCGTGGCCAGAAGTTGATTATCCCTCCGGCGCTTCAATTTGTCGCGGATCGTCTTCTCGAGTCCACTCTTCGTCCGGGCACTGCGGACAACGACATCAACGCTTCGCGGAACATGGGTATGCTCCCGCAGGGTTATGTCGTTAACCACTATCTGACGGACACGGATGCTTGGTTTATCAGAACCGATGCTCCCCGCGGCTTCGTTCATTTTGAGCGTATGGCGATGTCCACGAAGATGGAAGGTGACTTTGATACCGGGAATGTACGGTTCAAAGCCCGTGAGCGTTATAGCTTTGGCTACTCGGATCCCCGTTGCGTATACGGGTCCAAGGGCGCGTAAAAAAGGGGGAGGGGAAACC